AAAGCAGATGGAGAAGCCGTGTTAGAAATCACTGATGGGTTAGCTGTAGAAGCAGCACCAAACGTCACCGCCTTGCGACTACCTGTGTATGCGGTGTTTTCCGCCCAACCTGCGTGGGAAGCTAATGTGTTACCAGCAGCGTATGTATTGCTTGCACCGGGGCCTGTTACCAAACCAAGATACCAAGTGGTAGTCTGCGCAGTACCAGCAAGGTACGCACCGTTCATGTTGGCCAAGCCTTGGTTAACGACCAAGTTGTGGAAGGTGTCTGACCACTTTTCAACACCGTCTGCGCCTACGCAAGTAACGGTGTAAACACCACCAGCACCAACGGTTTCACCGAGGCCGGGACGGGTAATTAATGTAGCTGACACTTGGTCTTTTGCTGAACTGAATTCCATGATTGATCCTTAAGAAATGCGCACGATGGCGCTGTTGGCATCGGGGGTTGGGAAGATGATTTGGAAAGTATCGTTGTTTACTGTCTTGTCTGAACCGAAGTCCAAAACCGCAACTGCTTTATTGCCCTGTGTAGAGTTATAAACCAAAGCTGCGCGGGCAGTAAACGTGGCGTTCGTCCAACTTGTGTTGTTAAACGAAATAAATGCAGTCGGTATAGCCAACGAGTTATTACCAGAAGTGGGGGATACACTAATAACCAGTGTGTTGCCGCCCGTTGTGTACCCACTACCGTTAGGTACTTCGTTAACAGATGTGTAGATAGTTGTAGCTGTACCAAGATTTGCCGCTGCCGTGTACAGTGCAACTTTAAAAGTGTTTGGCGTAGTTGGGCCAAAGTTATGAATTGCTTGGAGCAGTTCAACTTTAAAGCTTGTGGTCGCTGTTTGCAGGATTGCCATATTAAGTTACCTTTTGTCGGAACTGTCCAGAACGATACGCGTCTTGACGCTCCATACCATCGGCCAAACGTTTTGCTAAAGCAAGTGCTTCCATGAACTTCTGATTGTACAGAGTCATCATGTCTGGCTCGCCCTTCATGTAGGTGTAAGCCTCAACCAAAGAGCCGTACAAAAGCACGGAGTCAAAGTTATCACCAAGCCATGTTTGCCCACTCGCAGCTACTGTAATGGACTCTGGGTAATAGTAATAGTGCAACTCAACGCCATATGTTGCGTCAGGTGTTGGGCCAAGAATAAAAGTCAACTCATTTGGCGCGTTGCTTTGTGAGCCAAACAATGCGTAGTAACGAGGGATAGCCGTATCGGTTGGCTGTGGGTACGCTTGGCGAATAAAGTTAACGTCTTTGTTTAACAGGTACTCATACGCGCCTGTAGCATCAATAACTGCTAGGGAATACACCGCTAAAAAGTCGTCTGGGCACCCCAAATATTTGTTGCCGGAAGACGTTGACCCCGTCATATTCTTGCGAATGGACGGAAACTGCATGGAGTTGTAAATACGCTGCTCAGCCTGCTGAACAAACACAGGAAGATTAGCCACGAAATCCGCTTCCGTGTTCTCTGTATACGCTTGAATTGCGTTGTAGAGCGCAGTTTTATCCATAGTTACGCCATCGGGCCTCTAGCCATCAAGCCTTTAGTCGCAGCACCTGTGCCGCGAACTTTAATACCTGAAGTTTTAGTTTCACTCTGGCCGTTGTTGTAGTTACCAACACTCATTTTCATGGTGCTAAGGCTACTAATATCTGAAGGCTTGCCGGGGTTAGTCGACATCTTCACAGCCTTGCCACTCATACTGTGCGGTGCAGCATAAGTTGAAGCACCACCAACTTCTTTACCCATTACTTTTTTGCTGAATGTTGCCATGATTATTTCCCCTGATTTGCGGCGCGAGCCAAATTGCGACCGACTTTCATCATCGCTTCGCTGGTCACACCAGAAGACTTCTTACCGCCTCTGGGGTTTGGTGCTGTAGGGCCGCTGTTAGGGAAGATTTGAACATCTGTCTTACCTTTTTTAGCGACGCCGTCTGCTGCTTTTTTAAATCCCATTTTAAGCTCCTATTTGTATCGTTACTGTACCAATTTGCGCACCTAATGCCAAGTAGTTTGGTGTTAATACACTATCAAAACTTCTTGCTCCACCAACAGGGTTCCACCCCCATTGAATATCCCGAGAACCACCTGTGTTAAACCCAGCCGCATTTTGCGCCGTACTGGTCGAGTTTACTATCTGCAAGCCGTTTGTACCAGCCGTATAGTAGGTTGTATCCCTACGCGGGTTGCGTACAGCTTGTGGGTCGTCAACTGGGTACATACCCAACTGCAACTGAGGCTGATCCGGATCCCAGCACTCAGGACAAACAAGCAGGTTGTAAATCTTAGTCTTCTGAATTTCTTTACGGAGCTTTGTAAGTTTGAACTGAAAACCACAGCGATCGCACATGGCGATACTGTTCTTCCCCGAAGCAAACCTGTTGCCCATTTACGAACCACCACCAATATACATTTGACGTGGAACAAACCGTAAAGAGGCATGCTCCTGATCTTCACCTGCGGCTAACTGCCAAGCTTCGTCGTATTGAGCTTTGAGGACGTCTAGACGTTGAGCACCATTCTCTACCTTAAGTGCAAGATAGTAGGCGAGTCCAGCAACCAAGCAGGGCAAGAAACGGAAAGGTACATCCATAGTCCGAGTGCCGTTGCCTGCGTCATCAATACGGCGCATACGCCAGTAAACGAATTGGTAGGTTTGTGATCCATCGGGAGTTGGCCAAACAGTTACGGATGGCAAGTTTTGTGAGTAAACAGCAACGCCGGTTAAGTGCGTTGTCGCTGTTGTATTATTTTGGCCACGGAAACAGTTCATTAACTGATTACCGTCAATGTAGCCGTACTGCACGGTCTCGCTCTCAATCAGAACAAACCCGTTTGTGGGTAGTCCAACAGTTGAAGTCAGCGTAATCGTAGTAGCCGTAGCGGATATTCCACCATTTAATGTAGTCCCTACGGATGATGTCTGGCCATCTAAACGCTGAAACCACACCTGAATTGGACGGGCTTGCTGCATCTTGTTGGGAATAGTCGCGTAAGTAGAAACACTAATACGGGTAATTGTCAGGTCAGACTGCGTGGAAGAGTTACCCGCGCCCGTACGGATTACATGTTCTAGCAAATCCACTGTATCAGTTGGTAGCGCGTAAGTAGCCAAACCCTGAGTAAAGGTAAGTGTCCCTTGCTCAAACGTCCACATGTTAACGCCACGGTTTGCCCAGTCAGCAAACAGCAAGTTCAACGAACGGCGAGCTGTACGTAAGTCGTAGCCTGTACGAAGCTCTGAGCCCGCACGCTCAAACGCTTCCTCAACAATCTCATTGAGGTCAAGATTAAACGCTGCAACTCCAGAAGTAGTCATCTAAATCCCGCCGTTTTCTTTGCAATTGTTTTGGGTTGGGCTACGAATTGTTTACCGGCGGCTTTTCCGGCTCGCTTGGCTTTGGTTGTCGCAGCGTACTCACTAGGGCTAAGATTTTTGATCGCAGCGCTTGGAAGGTATCTTTCACCCGTGTCAGAAGATTTTTTACCACTTTTGGTTCTCCATTTTTGGTCGCCCCAGTCCTTCAATGATTTCTGAGGCGCTTTCATTTTTCTGGGCCAAACCTTGTTGTCAACACAGAGAGCCACTCCCGGAGTTGCCCATCGTTCATTTCTAGCAGTTTACGCAAGTCTGACGATTTGAGCACCAGCGAGTCAACGCACAGCCCCATTGTGGGGCTAGAAATACGAATTTCACGGGTTTCTCCGTTTGATAAAACTGCTTTCATCTCAGTCCCTGTATCCACCGCCAGCAGCCTTGTACTTCTTGGCAACAAGTTGAGCTTTACGAGCCGACCATTGACCTGCACCCGTACCTTGCGTAGCCGCTGACTTTACCTGAGACACAATCTTCTTGCGAAGACTAGGCTTAGTGTAATTGCCAGCAGCGTTCACTTTACCACCTTCAGCATACTGCGTGAAATCAGTGTCATCCCGACGAGCTTTACGCTTGCCTTTGGGCATTTTGCTGGGGGAGATGGCTCCCATTCCACGGCTGGCTATCATGATTACATCATCTTTCCACGGGTTTTACCCTTGGTACAACAACCATCAGCGCGGCTAGAAGCGGTCATACCACCCTTAGCTTTCTTGCTTACGGATGCACCGTCAATATCTTGCGGTACAGGCATACCTTCACGGAAGACTGTATCCCTAGGCGCTGGTTTTTTAGGCGCGGGCTTCTTAGCCGCAGGCTTTTTAGTAGAGGGCGCACCTTCGGGATCCATAGGTGGTTGCCCCATCTCAGCAGTGTAGACTGGATCAGCCATGGCTTAGCACATCTTCCCGCGAGTCTTACCTTTAGTGGCAATACCATCAGCACGGCTAGAAGCGGAGCCGCCATTTTTCATACCAAAAGCAGAGCGTAAGCGTTGGCTAACTGAACGTGTATCAGTTGCACCGCTGCCGCTTCTAGCGCTTTCGCGGCTTAGTTTGGCGCGTTCTGCCAGAGACATTTTGGTCTTATCAACAGGGGCTGCTTTAGGTTCGGCTTTAGGGGCGGCTTTAGCAACAGGCTTAGGAGCAGCTTTAGGAGCGGCCTTGGGGGTGGCTTTTGTTGTGTATGAAGTGCCCGATTCGCCATATTCTTTAGCGTTGGGGTTTGTCAACATACCTTCTGTGCTTTTGTTTGCCGCTTCTTCGGCATCCATTTCAACCGCACTACCATCTTCACCGTTATAACGTTTCATGTTTAACTCCTTAGCAGGCTTTGCCGCCCATTTTCATCTTAACCATTGCGCCTTTGGTTTTACCCTTAGACGCAACACCATTACGGCTAGGAGCCGCTGTTTTTACCGAACCCATTTTAGAAGGCATGCCGCCTGTTTTAAGCTTAGTCATAGTTGCACCTTTGTGCAAACGACCTTCGTGTTTGTTCACGGCCTTTTGCATCATGGACTTGTCCATCTTGACGTCTTCATGCTTCATTTTCTTAGTAGCCATAGTATTACCACCTTCTTTCATGATTGACATCTTCCCATGAAGTGTCTTAGGTTTGTTAACTTTTTGAAGGTCAGCGCGGGATGTATCTGAGCCCTTACCAAACTTTAAGCCTTTGCTTGCTCCACTGAACTCTTTAGCAACAGAAACGGGAATGCCAGCTTGTTTTGCAAACTGTGGGTTGTGTGCAGCCGCATCCATGAACTGCTTTTGTTTTTCACTCTTCGCTGGCATCTTTTGCCTTCTTACGATTAGTTATTTCACGGACAGTGTCGGACTCCCAGATGCGAAGACCAAGGTAAATAATTGTGAACAGAGAAGCCAAAGGTGGTAGCCACGTAGCCATAACCCCAACGGTTGTTAAGAC